CTCGCAGCATCAACGCAGGCAGGTCGGCAAGATGATGAACTTCGCCGACTTGTTCTTGAGTAGTGCCAACACCATGCGTGAGCAGGTGTACGCACAATCCGGAGGTGACATCCTACTTCCTTTGTCTTTCTACCAGAAGGTTGTGAAGGAGAGGAGCAAGGTTCGACCGTCCCTTACCAAGTGGCAGCAGGGACTACTTGAAAAAGTGAAGACCGAACGCAGAATCATGTTGCCACGCACCGGGCAATCAAGGACTTTTCTTGGAGACCTTGGTGCAATCAAGTCAGAAGTCGTCAACTTCCCCGTGCAAACCACGGCAGGCAACGTGACTTTGGCAATCCAACACTTTCTTCTTGACGAGTTGGATCCGAATGTCAAGATGTTCCTACAGATTTACGACGCGGTGTACCTTGACTGCCCGCCTAATCTCGTGGATCATGCGAAGGACTGCATCGACAGAGCAGTGAACCACGTTGCAACCGTGGGATACTGGCATTCGCTTCAAGTTATCTATAAGAACAAGGTTCCTCTGAAGCACGACGTGGAGACTTGGGACTGAAACGCGAGTGGGTCATCCTTCAAGACAGCAGAGAGAAGAAGCCACTGCTTTTTCCTGAGACGCTGTCGTTTCTTGACCCCACCAAGCCACCATGGTTCCGACGCTCCGTTCGGGTACGTCTGCGTGTTGAGAAATACCCTCTTAAGACAGGGGATTACTGCCTTCTCGGCCACGAAAAGACGGCTCTCATTGAGCGTAAGGGATCATTGAGGGAGGTAGCAGGGTACTGCCTCACCAAGGATGGATGCCGCCGGTTCACCTCACAGGTGGATCGCCTCAAGGACGAGGCTGCCCTGCCCTACCTTCTTCTCGAAGGCACCCCCGTAGATCTTCAAAGACCCACAAAATATGTGGAGAAACCGGGATTGGCTTTGGATTCTTTCCAGCGGATCCTGTTTCAAAAAGGGGTGCCCCTGATCTTGTTGCCTTCTGCAACGACTACGGCTCGTAAAGCCGTGGGCGAATGGGCGGCCCGATTGATGATCAACGGAGCAATAACCCATGGCATGGATGACGACGGATAGTGGATCAATCGCAAATGGTGCGACTTATACGTACAACACCATTGGGGATGCGACCCACAAGATTTGGATACTGACTGCTCAAAGCAGCATCACATACAAAAGAGGTTGTGGAGATACTTTTGCTGGACTTGGAGCGGGCATTACTGCCAACACGCCTAAGGAAGAAGTTACTGCTCCCCAAATTGAAATCACCAATGGGTCAGGCGGAGTAGCAACAGTGAAATTTATTGAGTGGGTCCGAGACCCTGCCTGATGGCACGAGTCCTCGTCATCGGAGACCTTCATTGTCCTGCCGACCTGACCCGGTATCGGCAGCACTGTCAGCGTGTCCGCGATAAGTACAAGACCACGAAGACCGTCTTCATCGGTGACATCGTGGATGCACACAGGTGGGGTAGATGGGATCCCCATCACGAGTCAGACTCTCCCCCCACTGAGTACAAGAAAACACTCAAGCGGGTGGAGTGGTGGCACAAAAATTTCCCTGACGCTCATGTCACCATTGGCAACCACGACATGCGGTCGGTGAAGCAGGCTCGCACTGTCGGCATTCCTGACAACATGGTGAAGTCCTACGCTGACGCATGGCAAACCCCGTCATGGGAGTGGGTGAACAATGTCGAGATCGACAATGTCCGATACTTCCATGGCGAGGGTTACTCCGGTAAATCCCCCCACCTCAATGCAGCCATGAACTCCATGAAGTCCACGGTCATGGGCCATATCCATGGCGTGTCAGGAATCCAGTGGTTTGCGAGGCCGGGTGGGAGGCACTTTGGAATGGCGGTGGGATGTGGGGTTGATGTGTCCCACCCCTACATGGCTTATGCCGAGAAGCATCCCACTAAACCCGTGCTATCATGCGGCGTAGTGATTGACAGGCACCCACACCTTGAGGTGATGTAATGGCAACCAAGAAAAACTTTGCACTTCTTCACAATGTCATTGGAACTTTCATTGAAGAAGCAGGGGCAGACGCAATGGTCGTCGTCTACTCCAAGGTACACAAGGGTAAGACAGAGACTTACTTGATTCCGTACGGCAACGCACACACCTGCAATGCCTTGATTGATTACGCCTACGAAAACTACGATCCTCCCGAGGTCGAGGAAGTTGAAGAAGAAGCCGATGACTGATTACTCAACCCAGAAAGTTTCTGCCGTGACCGGGGTTCTTCAACTTGTAGTGCTTGTTGTGGGGGTCGGAGGTTTGTTCTTCACTGTGGGCCAGAGACAGGAGACCCTCAATGTCACCCAGCAAGAAGTCTCGGATCTCAAAGCGATCTCTGCGGATCTTGTCAAAGCACAAGTCTTATCTTCGGCTAAGGACGGAGAACACGATCGCGCCCTCGAAGACATCCTTCGGCGACTCGCACAACTCGAAGCCTCACGATGAGTGGGAAGGGTTGGAACGACGATTGGCCGTTGCACAAATACTTGCAGTGGCGGCTCTTGTCATACTACTACTGGCAAGTTGTTCAGCATCAAAGCAGATCTCGTCGCAGACGACGGCCATCTCAGAGGCGGCGTCGTCATCGAGCGAACGCTTTGCCTACATCCAGTCCGAGTCGGTCAAGACATCGCCGGACCTACCGAGAATAGAGCAAGCGGCACAGGGGGGACTGCAAGAGCAGGCGGATATTATCAGCCGCTCTTCCAAGATACACTATGCACTGACGGGAGTGGAAGACCGCATCCCGGAGTGGGTCTATCTTCTGGAATACATCACGATCGCTTTGATCATATTGGGAGTAGGTTGGATCCTTTGGTATACGGGCATTGGGGCAGTCGTGAAACGACTACTTGGTTTCATACCCAGAGCCAAAAGGCAGGAAGCGGATCTTGCTTACGACGTAATGGATACAAACAGCCCTGCTACCATGAGAGAATTCGTGGCAGCAAAGAGGGCTTCGGACGCAGAGTTTGATAGAGCCTATGAGCGAACAAGAACTCAAAGAACTGGAGAGGTTCGCACAGATGAGCGACCCTCTTCCCGGATCAGATCTTTGGATGCTTGAAGCATCCTCAGTAATCGTTTTTCTCGTTTCAAGAATAAGGAAAATGCAATGCTCACTATCGCATCAATCGAAAGCCTCCTCGGGTCCATCTGGTTTGCAGGACTGATGTGCGTCGTTGGTTATGTGGGAGGCCACGTCTTCCCAATCAGCAAGATTGCATCCCTGATCAGCAAGAGCGATGCTTGAAGATCCACTAGGGCTTCTTGACCAGACGGGTCCTTCGAGAGTCCAGCCTGTGGCTCCCCCTCCGGGGAAGTTCCACAAAGAGTTTGGCTCTATCTATACCCGTCTCTTTGGCAAGAACCCCATCAGTGACGACGAACTCAAAACGCTAGAGAAGTTTCTTAGTGCCAGTGATGAAGACATTCTGGAACTACAGAAACTGATTGAAACGCAGGAACGGGTCAGGCCAAAGCCGAGCGAAGTCCCTTACTTCGATAATGAAGTAAGGACAATCGACAAGCCTGCACCGAATGTGATCCGGTCCAACACCCGCATTGCTCCTATTCGGGGGTTGACGCCTGCGACCAATACCTTTGAACGTGTTGGTTTTCTAAACACACCGTTCATTGATATCGACTTCCCATCTGCATCGCACCACAAGGATGCCGTTACTTCGACGGGACTTCGCGGTGCTATTGAACAACTGCAAGACTATCAAAGACGAGTCAAGGCCAAGGGGTTCAACCCAATAGGCAATGTCTACATGACTCCCGCAGGTGTTCATTACATTGAACAGGGGTTTGAAATGGACCCCCGTACTTTTGACAGGATGGGGTTCAATAAACACACCGATCCTTTCTATCGTTCATTCTCCATGAACCCGACACCCATTGAGATGGCAAAGCATCCCAGTGATTTCGGCATCATGGCGGGAGGCAAGGAAGGATTTGGTCGTATTGAAGTTGATGAGTTCTTGAGGAGGAACAACCCTCGAGACCCCGGAATGATGTCGAGGAGAGACGTCGCTGGTTTGTTGCGGCCCAACTTCTCAATCCGCACGGCCCCCAAGAGAATGCTGGATGGCAGCATACGGATAGAGAGACAGCCGGGGGGACTAGTGGGCGACTTCGTGAAGATGCGGCTTGGCACGCTGGGGACAGGGAAGCCCCTCGAATCAGCGTTGGAAGCCACACGGATTCACGACGAAGAAATCAAGAACGCTTTGATGCGGACATTCCAAGAAAAGCATGGCATGGAAGGTGCCATGAAGGTAAGTAGAGAAAGAGCATCTCTTCCTGCTGCGATTCTGCCGAAGGAACAAAAGAAACTTCTGGGCATTGATGCGGCAAGGCTCAAGAAGATGACTCGACTTGGTATCCCCGGTCTAGCATTGCTGCTACTTGGGGTTGCCGCATCGAGCATGGATAGCCAAGAGGCTTGATATAGATCAACACTTGCCACCCCCGGCCCCGCGTTCGCGGGGGGCCGGGGTTGTCACATTCCTTTCTGGAGGTACACATGTACATTTCACTCAGTGGTAGTTCCCTTAGTTCACTCTCTTCTGCCTTGGAAGAGTATGTCCGAGACCATCTCCTTCACTACGAACGCGAGACTTACGACAAGTTGCACGCCCATGAGTTCGGTGGAGAATACGCCACCGATCTTGCCGTGGAAGAAACGGCATCTGACATGGCGGAAGAGTTCCACGGCGACATCGAAGCCATCGTTACCGACTACTTCGAACGGAACACTCACTGGCAAGCAGAGGCCCTTGAGAAGTTGGAAGATAAGTTGAAAGAAGCCGACGAAGAAGAAGAAGCAAACAAGGAGGACGAAGAATGACATGGGATACCGAAAGTGTTCATCCCCCCACTGATGACCCTGACCCCCAGTGGGAGGCCGCAAAGCGAGCAGATCCCGAAGCCCTGCGGCTGGAGTTGGAATCACTTGCTAGTCTTGTAGACTCAATCGACACCGCCATTCACGCAATGCAGAGGCAGATCCATGGACTTAGAGACGGACTGGAACAACACTCCTCCCCCCACCCCCAACGGGATTCCGTGGACAAAGAGCATGTCTCGGGAGGGCTACGAGTATCTTCAAGCGTTCGGGATCAACGCGATCATTCCTCCCCTCCGTTCTAGTGACTACGGCACCTGCCTGTCAGACCCCTTTGCCTACTTCATGGCACGACGGCTTGGTGTAGTGCCCGCCGTTAAATGGTCGAAGGCCATGAACCGTGGCACTTGGATGCACCTCAGATTCCAGCACTACCACAGATCTCTGGCGGACGCCCGTGACCGGATGGAACGGGCACTGGCTGATAGGCTTTCAGAACTTTCTGAAAGTTGCAAAGACGCAGGCATGGTGGGTTCTGCGTTGAGCAAGATCCTCGAACGCGAGGAGCGTGACATGCGTTCCTCTTTGGCTTGGTATGAAGCAGCACGAGCCCTACCCTGCTTGGACGGCCAGTCGTTCGAAGATGTACTTCTCAGCCCCCGCTGGCACCGAATGGGTACCGAGTACCGGCTCGTTACGTCTATCAAGACCGACGACCGGGCTCGGCCTATTCGGTGTATCTGTCAGCCGGACCTCCTCCTTTACAACAAGGAGGACAACACCGTCTGGATCGTGGACCTGAAGACCACCGCCATTTCCCCCAAGATGCGGTTGGCTAGTGTGCCCATCGAATTCCAATGCGAACACTACATGTTTAGTGTCAATGAGTTGCTGAAGACTGGACAAATACAGCAAGCCTTTAAGATCCCTAAAGACGCAACCCTTGGTGGTATGATGCACCTAGCCATCAGAAAACCAAGCATTGAGTTCGGGATGAAGGACCGAGACTACACGCTGGACATGTCGCCATTGAAGTCAGGCCCCCGCAAGGGCTTGCCCCGTAACACCAAGATCTACGAGGGCGAACCACGGTTCGACAACTACCTCGACAGATGCGATGACTGGTATCAAGCACGGAAAGACTACATCGACAAGGCACCGGAGTGGGCCGAAGATCCACCCGTCAACATTTCAATGACAAAGGCGTCCCTAGTACTTGACCCCGCCATCAACAAACGGTATCGTGACCGTGTAAGGCTGGTCCAACACTACGCCCTCTGCAAGCCATACCCAGAGAACTTCCCGATGTCCGATCGGGTCGCCCACATGGGCAGGTTCTCTACCTACTCCCCCTTCATGCTGTCGCCTGTAGGGGATTGGCCGTCGCTGATTCAGAGCGAGGGCTTTACGCTTCGTCGTCGGGATGATCCCATCCCCGAGGAGGTGGAGTTTGACGTGATCACGGAACCCGGCTCGGAGTTCGAGGAATGAAAGCACGCAACAGCAACAAGAGCAAGTTCACACAGGACGCTCTTTACCGAGCAGCAAAAGGTACGCATTCCAGTCCCAAAGACCGAACCAAGGCCAAGGCACAGCCGAGACCCGGCTACAAGAAAAGGCCCAAGAAATGACATCAAAAAGCAGGCAGGTATCGAACGAGGCATACAGAAACAGTGCGCCCACACGAGTCAAACTGAAGAGCAAGATCCTCGCTCTCCTTAAGGAATCCGCACACACGGATGACCACATGGAGCAGTTGCTTGATGCCCCCCACCAATCAGTCTCGTCTACACGGAGACACTTGGTGAAGGACGGGCTGGTCGAAGCAACAGGAGATCTTGAAGTAACGAGAAGCGGGCATCGTGCCCAACTCTGGAGACTTACCGAAAGCGGTAAGAAACTCTTTCACCCTTGGAGGAAATACCCCGATGTCGGATGACACATTCGAACAGGACATTGCAGAGGCAGTGATCCGCCCGAAGTTGCAGAGGGTCTGCGAGAACTACGGTGCCCTCAACACGAAGGCGGATCTCCGCAAGGCGTTCATCGACCAAGAAGGCGTAAGCATGTCGGCTGCCAAGTTTGAAAGTTACCTCAACATGCTCAACATCACCTTCGTGAAGAAGGTTGAGATCAAGGGCCTTTATCCCGATGCACCGCCCCCGGCAGTGGCCGGGGCGGATGCCTCGGAAGAAGAAGTCGTATTTGATAATGAAGATGTTGAACCGTCAAGGTTCAGAAGCCAGCAACGACGTAACGACATGTTCGGATTGGCATGACTCACACAACTCTTATGAAGGGACAACCGATGGGCTTTACCAAACTCGGTTTCTCAGGACAGCGGATGAAGTATCCGCTCAACGCATTGTTCGGCATGGTGGTTGGAGAACAGAACACGGGCAAGTCGTACCTGTTCCAGTCCAACCCCGACGCTTTCATCATCAACCTTGATCTCTCGTCCACCGTGACGCCTGAGTGTCGTGCCACCATCTGGCCCGGCGTTGACGAAAGCGGCCTGCCGATCGACATCGACAACAAGCATCTGGTCCTGACTTGGGACAAGGTGCTGGAGAAGAAGCAGCAACTCATCGACATGGCAAAGGCTGACGAACCCCGGCCCAAGTGCGTGGTGCTTGACACCATCACGCCCTGCGTCCGACTTCTCAAGCCGTACATCGCCAAGAAGATGGACCGCTCCTCCTTCGATCAGGCTCACGGCCCAGCCGCCTACGACAAACTCTTCGACGAGATCCTGTCGTTCGCGTTTGACCTACGCCAAGTAGGTTACGGGGTGTGGTTCATTGCCCACCTCAGCCGTGAGTTTCTGCAAGTCTCCGACGATGGAGCCAAGCAGGAAGAGTTGACTCTCAATCTCTCGGCAGGCATGGTCCGTCGCCTGACGCCAGCCGTCGAGATGATTGCTCCCGTGTGCTGCGATCGACGCTCCACCACAGTGATGGAGAAGAAGATTGTGAAATCCGGCACGAAGGAGATCGAACGGAAGATCCCGAAGGAGCAGATTGTCTACGATCGCAAGTTGGCATTTGACGATCCCAGATTCTCCCGTATCATCCGTACCCGTACCACCAACCGTATGCCCAACATCCCTCTGGATCCTGTTGATCCTTGGGGTTCATTCGAGTCCGCGTTCGATAACGCAAACAAGGAATCCTGACATGAGTATCAAGCGAGCCGTCTTCGACAACTTCGAGTCCGACTTCAACGAGACTGAGGTCTCGCAGGGCTACAACGACTGGTTCCCCGAAGACGGGACCTACGAGTGCCTGATGACCAGCATGGTGCAGGTTGACTGTCCCTTCAAGGAGAAGGACGGCACCACCCACGACGGCACTCTCATCAAGTTCAACTACCGTCTCCTTCAGGACGACGACCAGCCCGACAACCCCCGCTCCTTCGAGGGTGGTCCCATGGTCTTCCCCGACTGTGGCAAGGCTGGCCTCAAGACTGACGGCGGTCAGATCCGTGTGGACATCGCCCTCAAGCGGATGAAGCAGACGCTCACCGTGGCCCTCGGCGATGTGCCCTCCATGGGTGCTGGCCTGATGCAGATGGAGGAACTCCTTGGTACCGAGGAGATCCCCGTCCTTGTCCGCTGCAAGTCCCGTGAGGGTGGCAACGGCAAGGTCTACGGTGAAGAGATGGTTCTCCGTCGCCTCGAAGAGTCCTGAACCAATTCAGTCCTCTCCCCCCACTAAGACCTCATGGGCCACATAAGGTCGGGGGGAGGGGGCATTCCTCCTTTCACTGGACCCGACGTTGTTTCATCCATGGGCAGCGTCGGGTCTTTTTCGTATTCTCTTGGATGTCCAGTCTGGGACGCTGGATACTCTATATACCAAACTAGTCCCCCCACTTCCGGCATGGGGATACCGTTGCCACGGACCCCATGCCTTCATCTCTTTCTCCTTGGCCCTATACTCCTTCCACCAAAGGGGTATGGGGCTTTCTTATGGCGGATTCCTTGACAGAAGTCCCTGTGTGGGCTACTCTCACTCCGGCTCGTAAACACGACGGGCTGGATGCGGCTGTCAGGATCCGCATCACTCAAGACCTCTCGTCAGTACCGCTGCCTCCGTTGGACCTAATGAATCCCTCGCCTCGAGGATTCTGGAGACAAACGGGAACACTGAGCGTCATCGGCCCATGGCTGGTGGCAAAGGTCGGGGAAGGCCCCGGACCTGTTGAGAGTCTACGGCGTCCACTCACCGTAGCCTTTAGACAGGTCCGGGGCTCTCTCAAATTCATAGACCTGATCGTAACTCGAGACCACAAATCAGAACTGGCGGAGTTGATCTCAACACCCCAGTTGCAACGCTTGACCCCCGGTCGGATACCGGCGGGTATTCGCCACACAGACCCCGACAACTACGAGGTCTGGTTTCCACTAGGAGGACCCGATGCACACTGACAACATCACATGCGAAGACGTTCACATCGGCCCGGCTATGACTAGCCGGGTTTTTCATTGGGAGCATCTCTCACAAGAAACCCGAGACAACATACAAAGTCTCATCAACAATGCGATCGACAACGAGATCGCAGATAATCTGTCCCCCGGCTCCGACATCGTGGAGGCGGAGGTCGTCGTTCAAGTCACCATTCACACCCAGATTGCGGAGTATTGAAAATGCACGAAATTACCAGTACCGACAACATCGTTCTCCACAAGGAGAAGGCATGGCACGGCCTCGGCACCGTCGTCGAAGAAGCACCCACCCCAGAGGAAGCACTGAAGATTGCTGACATGGACTGGGTCGTCAACAAGACCATGGGCGTTCG